CAGAAATTAGTCAATAACATTTTAAACAATGAAATACCAATTTGGGAGCAATGCTCCCGTCGCAATCACGAAGAAGAATGCAGCCGATGCCAAGAAGAGAGTGTTGGCTGCTGGACGCAAGGTCGTAAAGGATGATGGGTTGGAAAGCAATTCCCACACCACTTACGCACCCGAAGTCAAATTCGAAAACATAAAACCAGTGGTCAACATAACCAGAGTCAAAGCAGACTCCGACGGCAGCGTCGGGGTTGCAAAAGGAATGTTGGTCGCAGGGGTTCCTGTAACTGTGCCAAGCAACGACGCGGCATCAACGGTGAATGCAATGAAGAAGAGGTGCGATTACACCCCTTCTCTTGAATCAATGGATCAGTTTATGGTGGGGCACAAACTGGTCATGGAGGTGATTCCAGAGATGGAGCCGATCGTGTTGGACCAACCCGCTATGGAAAGGTGGTTGGACACTTGCAAACCGGGCAAAGCGCTTAGAATGCGTGAGGCCATGATGTCAGGAGAGTGGCAGTTTCAGGGTGACACAAAACATGTTTTCGCCAAGCAAGAGGTTCTACTTAAAGAGCACCGAGCGCAACCCCGTGTTGTATATCAAGGAACAGATATGTACAACATGATTACCGGGGCGGTCATGAATGAGATTTCAGACCGGATGAAGTATGTGTTCTCCAAGAACAACCCACTGAACGTAGGCAACAAGATAATCTATGCCTGCGGCGCTTCAGGGGAAACAATTGGGGAAACAATTCAATCTGCCAAGGGGACAGTGATGGAATCTGATGCAGCAAATAACGACGGGAGCCAAAGTGCAGAGTTTCGGAAACCCGAAGCTATGCTTTTTAAGAAGCTAGGAGCACCACTGTGGTTTGTGCGCGAGCACGCACGGTGTACGGCGGCAAATATCTGGACTCGCTATGGAGTGAAGGCCAGAGTTGAAGGACAGTTGTGGTCTGGAGAAACAGGAACCACACCTATCAACAGTTACGTACACATGTGTCTCATGCAGGCGTCCTTGAAGAAGGCCGGCATCGTTGAGAGCACAAACATACATGGTGGGGATGATTACCTCGGGATAATTGAGGGAGATTTGAAGGAGGTTGAACAGCAGGTTACTACCGTATACAAACGGAGCGGTATGGAAGCCAAAGTTGTCCACCCAGCAAACAAGGGTCAAGCCACTTTCTACAGGAAGCGGTACCCACTCACTTCCCGGGGGCGCCTTCCCCTTCCATCATTCGGCCGCGTGCTGGCCAAACTCAATTTGCGAGCTAACAAGAACACGCAAGTTGATGATCGTGCATACATGTCTGGAAAGTACTTGTCCCAGGCATATGAGCATAGGCACGTGCCTGAAATCAAAGACCTGTTGCTCGCCACCAGTGCGACGTTGAGCAACAAACCACACATCGACCCCAAGGATACAAAAATTTTGGGGTCTGATGTCGATAAAATCCGTGGAATCATAGAAGACACCCCGGTGATACCTGTTGCGGAGTTTTCCGACTTCTTGTATGAAACGTACAAGATTACACACGATGATCTCTATAGTGCGTATTCCGTCTTTGCACAGTCCGCGGTGGACTATGCTGAGGGATGGACGTACGTGGACAGATCAAGTGGAAAAGTAGTAAACAAGAAGAACAACTCCAGGTACACGCCACACAAGGCGGACACCAGTATCATCCGGGCTCTTACTACCATCGATTGCTAGATCAACAGGTGACCCAATTCTTTTTTT